TAGAAAAGGTACCATAGCTAGCCAATATAATATTATCTGTAGTCGATTCGGCAATGCCTCGAACTGCTTCTCTATCTTCTGCTCCAACACCCCCATGAATGAAATGTACCGTTTTTCCATCTTTCTCGAGGAGTGGGTGTAATACTTTCCCGTGTTTATCGACGAATTGAAAAAGTATGAGCGTATTGCCCTTAAGTGACCACGAAAGGTTTCTAATAAATTTATTACGTGCTTCATTACGAACAATCCAATCTATTTCCTCTTGATACCCCTTATTTTTATTTAGTTGTCTTGTTTCTTGAGGATATGACAAGACTAGAGACTTGATATCAAAGTCAGCTAGAGTTCCGTCATCTATGAGTTTCTTCGTTTCCGTTACTTGCTTTACTGGACCAAACAAACCTTCTAGTACAAGTTTATGAGTTTGACTATCATCTAACGTTCCCGTAAAGCCATAGCGATACTTGATATGAGGTGTCTTCTCTAATACTTTTGTGAGAGACTTCGCTTTAAACAAGTGTGCTTCATCACCAATGATTACATCAAACTTCTCGTACCAATCTTTACGTAGTTTGTAGATAGATTGCCATGTTGTTACTGTGTAATCTGCATCAACGTTTTTGTCAACGCCAGCCATTATCTTGTGAATATCTAAAGGTCTGTTCTTATTATACTCAACAAAGTCACTTGCCATTTGAGATACAAGTGATGTAGTAGGTACTACGATAAGAACTTTACGACCTTGTTCTACATGCGACCGTGCGAGTAGATATATAATGAAGGATTTCCCGCTTGCGGTTGGAGACAGAAATAGTGTCCGATGATTATATAATGCATGAGCAACCGCATCGTTTTGATAATCTCTTGGTTCAAATGCACTGTCAAACTCCTTTGCTAGATCATTGCCTGCGTTTTCGAAGTACTCTTTTTCTGGGTATAGTTGTTCGTCTATTGTAATTTCGTAGTCACGATCTTTGCAGAACTTTACTAGATACGGAAGAAGTCCAGCATAGACAAGACCAGTCATTGTATTGAGTAAGCGAATCTTACCATCCCAGACCCGATTTTTATATGCCGGCATAAACTTATAACCAGGCACGTAAAATTCAAAGTAGCCAGACATCTCCATCTTAACAGATGGTTCTGCGTTCACTCTTACGTTTACATTATCAATCTTTTCTACGTGGACTTTTTCCATTACATAGCACCAGTTCTAAATCGCTCCCAATCAACAATAGTTTTAAGCTGGAACCCACGATTACTAACCATTTTAATAATCGCTTCAAGATAGTTCACTTTTTCTTCTTGCATACCAATCTTTAAAGACTGATCAATAATATCTTGGTCTGCATCAAGATAAGTAGAAATATCTTGTCTTAGAATCTTAAGTGGTTGTGGTGTCCAACCATAATCTTTTAATTCTTCAGAATCTAGTTCACCTTTGTAGTATTGTTCTTTGAGTAGTTTCAATTGTTTATACTTAGCACGAAGTTGTTTAAGCTTCATACCTTCTTCCATGTAAACACGAAAGTATTTATTGTGTAGTTTAGGAATGTTAGCACTTTCGCCAGATACGTTTGTTTGATCAATCTCACTGTCTTTAGACCACATTTCATATATTTGTTCGATCTTCATAATATAACTCCATCAGAATTCAAGCATGTTTCATTATATAACCATTTGAGTTATATGTCAAGTATTAAATTGCATCAATGGTATAGGACGCATATCTAAAAGTGATATCACAAGTAACGTAATTGATATCGGATTCTGTAGTATTCATTGCAATGTCACCGATGTTAGTTGGGAACATGTCTACAAACTTTACTTGAACACCAGGGTTTTGCTTACTATCTAATAGAAACAAAGTAGCGTCTGAATATAGACCATCGCCTGCAATTAGATTGGCGTGTTGAGCAAACTCTTCTGGATAAGTCAAGCCCTTGAGCCATCCGACGATTTCTTTGTAACCTGCTACGTATTCATCTACTCGTATGTTAGCAACAAAATCTTGATACTCTATTCTATCGCCATGTCTATACACTGTTTTGAAAGGCGTTGGTTGTTCTGTGACACCAGATCCCATACCAGGAACGTTTGCGCTTTGCACAAAATAAACTATGTTCGGTAGTCTAGAGAATACCAAGCGAAAGCCCGTGGGCGATAGAAAGTTTTGCTTTATGTTTAGATTTGGCATAAGTCATCCTCTAGCGTTTCTAATACTATTTATATGAGCATGAAAAAGGGGCGCATAAAGCGCCCCAGTTTGTCCGATTGTGTTCGGCTTCTTATTAAAGAATGTTTGTAATCGCTGTACGACGGTAGTAAACATTTGCGTTTGATGTAAGACCAAAATCATTGTCTCCGTCAACCCACTGTGTCGCACCTTTTGCGAATGGGTTAGCAACCATGCCGTAGCGAGTTTTGAAGCCCAGTTTTGACTGGAAGCTGTTTTCGCCAACTGCACGTACCATTTGTAGCGGTACATATGGGCAATAGAACAAGCCTGCATCAAATGCGCTAGAACCTTTATAGCCAACTACTAGATAGTTTGAGCTTGCATATGGATCGATGTATACACGGAAACGACCGTTTAGAACACCTGCGAAAGTGTTACCTGTATCATCTGGGTTCAAGTTGTTGCTGTTTAGAGCAGGTGTGTAATCTAGTACACCAGCCATTTGTAGAGCAGATGCGATATCTGAAGAACAAATAATGATGTTACCTTTACCACGACGAGTAGCGATTGCGATAGCATTTGCTTCACGCTCGATTTGGAACATTAGACCTTTGAATTTTTCAACTGACCAACGACCACTTGCGTCTACGTCTAGATCAAAAGTACCAGCGTTTGCAACGCCGTCTTGTGAACCTGCAACCGCAGTACGAGTTACTGTGCGAACAACCTCACGGTTGATTTCTGCTAGTAGCTCAGAAGATAGCATGTTTGCTAGTTCTGCTTCTGCGTCAAGACCGTGAATTGCTTTCAAGTCTTGTGCTAGTTCTGTTGTGTACTCTGCTTTCAACGCACGTGATTTCGCTTCGACAGTTACTTTGTCGATTTGGAATGACATTTCTGCGAAGTCTGCACCAGCACCGTCGCCTAAAGCTTCAGCAGCTGCTGTACCCATACCTACACCGGCAGCGGCATTAGCGCCAGCACCAGAGAACGCTGGGTTTGCTTCGTCGTAAAACGCTTCATCACCAGTTGTTACTCCACCACGTGTGGTTTTGTAGTTTGAACGCATTGCAAAGATCAAGCCTGTTGGACCTGTCATTGGCTGAACACCAGCAATGTCATATGCGATTAGGTTAGGCATCGCACGACGAACTAGTGAGATAAGTACTGGATCGTAGTTAGCAACATTAGCTGTGTTGTTTGTTGGGGCTGCTTCAAGCAAAGCAGCGGGTGAGTATGACTGACCCTCTTTCAGAGCAGTTTCTGTGTTCTCTAGTAGAGTAGCAGTTACTGCGCTTTTGTGAGAATCTTGGATACCTGGTAGAGCATTATGCTCTAGAATTGGCTTCCATTTATTAAGAAGTTCTTCGTTTCTCATTTGGTTTTCTCCTTTTGGATTTCATCTAAGATTATTTATAAAAACTTATGTTTTGACAATGCGAGCCATTGCATCGGCATACGCAGCAATTGTTGGATCTGCAGAAGGTGCTTTTGGTGCGTCTTCTACTAGTTCCTCTAGCATTTCAGTTTCGTCTTCGACCTGAGTAGTTGCTTCAGCAAAATAGCTTTCTTTAATTACTTCAAGCTTTTTTGAAAAGTCTTCAGTTGTTTCGAAAGAGACGCCTTCTGATAGTGTACGTAGTTTTTCTACTTGAGTGTCTGTTAGACCTTCAGATAGAGAATTGAACGCTACGTCACGCTCTAGTGCTTCTTTTTCTTCTTTGATAGAGGCCATAGCTTCGAACATATCATTATACTTTGAATTTTGCTCTTCTAACTTTGCTTCCATCTCAGTGATAGCATCTTTTGTTTCATCGTCAACTTCTAGGTTGTGTTCTGTAACAAGAGATTTGATACCATCAAATAGCGACTCTGCAACTTCAACTTTAAAGTTACTTTCAATAGCTACTTCATTTTGAGCAACCCACTGCTCAATCACATAATCTAGGTAAGTGTCAACTTTTTCTACTAGATCGTTTACTGCTTGCTCTGTTTGCTCTGTAAGATCAGCATCAAACTTCTCTTCTAGCTCAGTACGAATAGCCGAAGCTTTATCCTGTACAGCTGCTTCGAAGATAGCAATAGTTTTTGTTTTAAAATCTTCTGATAACTCTTCACCTTCAAAAAGAGATGAAACAGCTTCTTTTAGACCTTCGTCATTAGTACCTTTTGATGGACCATCATCAGCAACTTTAGCGGCTTTTGGGTCAGCAGCTTTGTTGAGATCGGCTTTGCGATTCTTACCCTTAGGTGAACCGCCTGCAGGTGTAACTGGATCCATGTTTTCTGAATCTTCGCCAGTGGCCTTTGCTTCGTCTAGCACTAGGTCCTGATCTAGATTCTTTTCTAGTTCTTTATCCATTTTACTTCTCCTTGTTTATGAAAGTATTACATTCTATTCTTTATTTATATCATTTACTATTTTGAGATTGAACCCAAAAACTTAGCAAAAAGAACAGAGGCCTTCTCTTCCAAATGACGTGAAGAAAGTCTAGCGGTCTCTTTAATCTCTTCTTCAATTTCGTCAAATGTGTTTGCGGCAGCCCAAGATGATGACGCTACATCATACACCCATTCTACTCCTTCCATGACACCTTTTACAAATGCGTCTGGCGCAGAAGGATCTGCTACAATATCACCAGCTGTGGCTAACATGAAGTCGCTTTGAACTTCCATTACTCCGCTATTGTTCTTTTTAATAGAACCCATACCACGTGATGAAATGCCTAAGTTACAGTTTTCGTCAATAAGATTTTTAACGATCTCACCCATAGGGGTTGACATAACTTTAGCTCTACCTACTACATTAGAACCTTCTTCACGTAGTTCGGTAAACATATGAGACACACGATCTAAATTAATCGTAGGACCACTTGGGTGCCCTAATTCGCCGTATGCTCTGTTCTTCTGAATATAGTTTTCAGAATATCTTTTTGTCTCATTCATAAGAACTTTAGCAGGATACTTACGACCATTGCGATTTGTAATATCGCCTTGCATAATAATACCTTCGATAAAGTAATTCTTCTTACCGTCTTCTGAGGATTCAGTTAGATAGCTAACTTCTTCTGTAAGTTCTTTAATGAGTAGTGACATATTTCTTTCCTTTTATGCTTTGTAAGCTACTGGCGAAGCATAGATTGATGATGCTCCTGCAGTGCCATCTAGCTGACTAGCGTGGTCTTTTTCAATAAACACTCTTTCGCCTGCTGCTAACCAAATATTAAACCCACTTGCAACATCTACAACTAATGCTGGAGTAGTTGCTGTATTAACAACAGAAACTAGTGCGGCGTCTTGAACGCTATCTGCACCAGCTTGAATATCTACTGCAACACCTGTTGGCTTAAGAATACTTGGCATTTATATTGCCTCCTTGGCAAACTTAATGATCTCTTCAAAGCCACTTTTGCTTTGCATCATACGGGATTCCATCTTCTTTTTGTTAGAACCATTTAGTTCTGAAAATAGGCTTTCTACTGCTTTAGCTTCTTCTTTAGATAGTTTAACTCTTGAGCCATCTTTAAGCTTCATGTTACCAGCTTTGACTGCTTCCATCAAATCAAACTCTTCTTTCATAGCCATCTTAGTTGCAGTTGCATACATAACAGCTTTTGCTTTATCGCCATAACGCTTTTTGAAATCACCCATCTTGTCTTTCATAGACTTGACGATTTCTTCACGCTTCTTCATTTGAGTATCTGTCATCTCTTCTTCGGAGATTTCTTCCGCAAGCTTTTTGATATCTTTATACATAGGGACACCAGCGCCATGTGGCTTTGCTCTTGCTTCTGCTTTCTTAATAGCTTCTGCTGTATTACGAGCAGTTACTGTTTGTGCCGGATGCTTAGTTTTAAAAGAAACGCTCCACTTAGGTTGAGCAGCTTCGTCCATGTCATCTTTGTCATCATCAGAGCATTCATGCTTGCCACCTTTTTCGTACTCTTCGCCACATTCTTCACATGTGAGAGTTTCAACAGCTTCGTAGACTTCTTTATCTTCGCCGTCTTCTAAGTCAGCATTACGCTTCTTTTTCTTGGTCTTAGCAACAAATTGATCATCCTTTGCTACCGGGTGATCTTGTTTGACAGCAACATGCTTATCCATGAAACGCTTTTCATCTTCGCTTTTAGGCGGATTAACTGTCTCATCAATTTTTAAAAAATCTGAAAAGGATTTCATTTTAGTTTCCTCAGTCTGTTTCGTTTTCTAATTCGGTTTCTACTTGTACTGGCTCATCATCTAGTTCTTGTTCATCAACTTCAATTGAGCCAAACATTTGGTCATATTTACTTGATAGAGCAGCATCCATTTTATCTGACATTACGCCATCAAAATTACTTTCAAAATCTACAGCATTACCATCAAATGCAGTTTTAAGCATATCTCTAATATCGCTCATAATATTCTCCTTTAATTATAACTATTTATTTGATTCGCAATTTCGTCAATCAAATTCATTTTCATTTTCGTCATCAGGGTTCTCAGCTTGTTCGTCAGCAATTTCTTGCTTCATATCTTCAATAACGTCTTCGCTCATTTGAAGAATGTTCTTCTGAATCCATTTCTTAGAGTAGTAATTCCCTGTGTACTCATCAATATCACGTAGCAATTGCATACGATTAGAGATGATTTCAGCACTCTTAAGTTCTTCGAAATGGTTATCTTTCATGAAGTCATAACGAATATTTTGTTGAATATCAGGCCACTCTTCAGGTGTAATGATACCCTTAAGAATGAGTTGCTTCTCTAAAATCTTATCGAATAGAATAGAAAAACGGGCCCGAAGTCTACGAATAAACTTAGAGAACTTAACTTCATCTCTTGTTATCTCTGATGCTCTGCCTAGTGAAAAGCCACTATCTGACTCCATACGAGACAATGGTACATTAAGAGCTGTAAACAATCTCTTCTGGAAATACAGAATATCGTCTAACTCACCTAGATTTTGCCCACCAGGCAACGTAGTAATTTCAGTACCTTTACCACCTTCTCTACGTGGCAACCAGAAATCATCTGTCATAGACATATGCTTACGGTCATCTTTAATCTCACCAGTAGCTGCATCATAAACAATTCTATTCTTATGCTTAACCATCATATCACGTAGATATTGCTCGGCTTTTGCTTTTGGTAGATTGCCCACATCAATATAAAAAATACGGCGCTCGGGCGCACGTGAAATACGATAGATAACTGCGGCATCTTCCATCATACGAAGTTGGTTTAAAGGCTTGTAAGCTTTGTGTAAATGTGATAGTACTAGACTATTCTTTTCATTCAATACACCAGAATTACAATTGATAACAGAATCCTTTGCAATTCTCAATCCTTTAAGAGACGTATTATCAAATGATGATGTGCTGCTGTTATTATTAAACAAGAATCCTTTTTCATTAAAAACAAAGTATTCGTTTTTAATAGTCTTTATAAAAGACTCATTATTATTGCCACCAATCTTTTCCTTTTTAAATTCTCTTACTTTGCGAATTTTTCTAGGATCAATATAGCGTAGTTCAATAATACCTTTCTTTGGTGTTGATTCATCTATAACAACGTGATAGTTGAGACGACCATCTACATACCATTTTTGAAAGATATCGTAACCTTGATTTGAGAAGTCTAACATCTTTAATGTTATGTCAAATTCTTCACGAATTTTCTTTTTGATGTTATCACTTAGATCAAGATCATCTGTTACACACTCAACGGGTTTTTCGTCTTGTGTTATGTTTACCGATTCATTAATTACATCATCAACTGCTTGTTGCACTTCTGGTTGCTGAAGCATAGTTCTATATCTTTGAACTAGTTCTGCTTCGCTTTTAGCTGCACCATCAAGGTCAACAAAAGTTGACATAGAACCGCCGGCAGCAGTGATATCCACTGCTCCTTCATTATTTTCGGGCTCGACAAAAGATTTGATATTCTTATCATCTTTTTCGATTCTTCGTTTTATTTCAAATCCGAATAGTTCCATAATTCACCTCTGTAGCGTAATGTTTAGGGGAGACGAATCTCCCCACAACATTATTTATGTGTTACGCTACGGTGCCTGCGTTACCAGTAACACCACCACTAACTTCCCAGAAATCGTATTGGAATGTCACATCGAAACGTTCAATATCGTCTGTAGTGTTCCAATCCATAGCAATTGCTGCTACGTTTGTTGGGAACAATCCTACGTAATTGTACGTTCTTAGTGGCACACCAGTCTTAGAGAACTGAGTAATTTGTGCTTGCGATTTGTACTGCGCCGGTGAAGCACTATCAAAATTTCGAAGATTGCCTTGGTGTGAGTTGATATTTGCCATCCACTCTTCCATTGCATTTCTAATTAAGAAGTCTTCATCGTTGATTACAGTTACCGTCCACTCTGCGAATGTTCGATCTCCTGCGATTTTTACTTTTCTACCGAAGTATGGGACTTCAATAATTCCCATTGTTGACTCCGGAATAGTCGAAGCTTGAACCATGAAAGGAGTTTTAAGATCACCTGCGCTATTCACTGGGTTCGTAATTTGAACCTGGAATAGTGAGGCTTTCGCTCCTCCGAAAGTTAGCTGAGACTTCATTTCGTTAATGTTAAAAGCCATTTTCGTCTCTCCTTTTTATCTATTTATTAAAGCTGACCTACGATTTCGTTGAATTCTACACCTGATCTAACTGCAACAAAGTTGAGTTGGATAAAGTTGATAGCACGTGCGGGCTTGATATAGATATCTCCCACGAACCGATTAGTATCAACTACATCTGGTGTGTTGTTCGTTTCATCGCAAACAACTCTAAAGTCATAGATACCACGACGACCTTGAACGTCACGTAAGAATGGTTCTATTAAGTTTACAAACTGCGCTCTTGTGAAGTCATCATTAAATTCAAATAGTGTGAATTTAGATGCCGTAGAAATCGCTTTTTCTAGAGTAATAAACAAACGACG